ATTTGAACTATAATTTATAGTATGTTAAACCAGAGGTAGATCCTCTGTTTGTTTATGCAATATAGTGATTTTTTTTTACTTTCCAAATCGTTTGATTTTGTTAATTTTTTTTGACACGTTTTTTCTCTACTCCCCTATTTTACTAGCACTGCGTTAACGTATTTTTTGGTCGTTGAGTTGTATTGGTGTCAATTAGCACTAATATATCAAGTATGATATTAGTGCTAGCGATTATCATCGCAGTTTTCCACAAAAAAAATGCCGAATCAAGATTCAGCACTTTTTGTTTGTGTTTTGTTTTCAACCGGAGCGGGAGCTTCGGTTTTTTGTTTCTGAGCTTTCTGCTCAGCTTCTATCTTTTTTGTTAAAGCTTCATGTTCTTTAACAAGTTTTTTCTTGTATTCAACCATATCGGTTAAATCTTCAAATCTAGGAATTTCGGTATCGAAATATTCTCCTTGCATTTGTGATGCTCCAAGAGGTAATCCTCTTGAGTGTCTATCTAACAATTGACGAATTGTTAAATTTTGGTCTGGTACTGTATGGACTGTTTCGTCCATAATTTTTGGTGTCCAATTTTGATCTTTTGAAAATTGGCGTCTGAATTTAATTTTTTTCATATTTTCATTCTTTTTAATTGTTTAAACTTATCATCCCGACGGATGATATTTTTATAGTGTTCGTGTTCGTCTTTTGCGGACGCGAACATTTCACTGAAGTCGTACTCTTGTTCTTCAATGTATCTTTTATATAACTTTTTAAGTTCTTGTTTTGTAAATATTTTTTCTTTGTAATATCTAGGCATAGATATGATATGACCATTTTCTCTTACTAAACATGTAATTTCTCTTTTACGATAATATTCTTTCATTTGTGGGGTTAAATAACCCATACCCATTTTTTTGGACATTAATGAAAATTCTGGCATTCGGTCGTCCTGGTCGTTGAAACGTTCAAAGTTTCCTTTAGTCATATAACCTACGACATAATTAATAGTAGACTGATTGTTATTAGCCAGATGAATGTGACCGTGAGTCCAAGTATCAACAATTTTTTGAGGATTCTGTATAAGAGACTTAGGGAGATTAAATATAATAGCGTGATAATGAGGGCGGAATGTTCTAGTACCGTATTCTCCACATGCATAATACTTTAATTTATTTGTTGGACATTTTTTTCTTAGTCTTTTAAGAAATAGTTGAAAATCGCGTTTATTAAGCGTTCTAAAGCCGTTTTCTGAAATAGGAGCGTTTTCATACGTTAATGTAATAAAGCAAGCAGAGGAGGAGGTTTTAGCCTCCTCATTGAGTCGAAATGACCATTGTGATGCTCGTCTTTTTGTACATGCTAGGCATTTACCGCATGGTACACTAACCATAAGGTTTTGATTGTTTCGGTCCTTAGACTTATTCTTGACTCTGTATGGTGTGAAACATTGCATATTGGTAAATTTTTAAGTGTAGGGGGGACCAAGCAGGTCCCCAGACTCTACTTATAATCTTATACCGCCTCTAGCTACTCTAAATGAGTTGTACTTTTTGCTTTTCTTTTTTTGAAGCGCTACTCTTCTTTTGTAGCCTTTTGTTCTGCCTCTTCGGGCAAGACCTCTTCTTTTAATTCTTCTTGATCTTCTCATAACTTATATTGTTGGTGTTCCGAAGTATGGCAT